GACCCTTTGTGGGATAGACGCAGTAACTGTACCGACAAAGCCATTAGCGGCTACGCCGGTGAGGTTAACATTAGTCACAGAGCGGAACGTGACGTTGCCTACGCTTCCGGTAGTAGCAACACCCGTAAGCAGTGTGTTGGCTTTAGCTACGACAGCTTCATTACCAACAAAACCGTTGGCTGCTACGCCTGTAAGCAGCGTGTTGGCTTTGGCTGAGGCCACAACTGTGCCGACAAAACCATTGGTTGTTACGCCCGTTAGGGTGGTGTTGGCTTTAGTTGAAACTGCAGCCGTGCCGACAAAACCATTAACTGCTATGCCCGTTAGGGTGGTGTTGGCTTTAGCTGAGACTGCAGATGTGCCAACGAAGCCGTTGACCGCTACGCCTGTAAGTAGTGTGTTGGCCTTCGTTGAGGCCACAACCGTGCCGACAAAACCATTGGCTGAGACGCCGGTGACTGGAAAGCGGACACTTAACCCAAAGGTTGGAGTACCAATGAACCCATTAGCTGAAACGCCGGTTAGGGTGGTACTGGCCCTACCTGAGACTACAACCGTGCCGATGAAGCCGTTAGCCGCTACGCCTGTGGTATTTACGTTGGCTTTGGCTGAGGCCACAACCGTGCCGACAAAACCATTGGCTGCTACGCCTGTAGTTAGTACGTTGGCTTTAGCCGAGACTGCAGATGTACCAATGAACCCATTGGTTGAGACGCCTATAAGCAGTGCGTTGGCTTTAGCTGAGACTGCAGATGTGCCAATGAAGCCGTTAGCCGCTACGCCTGTGACTGAGAAGCTAGTGTTTAACCTAAATGTTGGAGTACCAACGAAGCCATTGGCCGAGACGCCTATAAGCAGTGTGTTGGCCTTCGTTGAGGCCACAACTGTACCGACAAAACCATTAGCTGAGACGCCAGTGACATCTACGTTTGTGTTAGCTCTTGGCTCGGTTTCCACCCCGGAGAAGGGCACAACTGAGAAGCCTGAGAAACCGAAGAGCGCCGTGTTATCTACATTGACTACGGCTTCGTTGACATCCCCGATGAAGCCTTCGGCTGCTACGCCTGTGACTGAAAAGCGAACATTTAACCCAAAGGTTGGAGTACCAACAAAGCCACGGGCGGAGACGCCTGTAAGCAACGTGTTGGCTTTAGTCGAGATCGTGGCTGTACCGACGAAGCCATTAGCTGCAACGCCAGTTAGGGCGGTGTTGGCTTTAGCCACAACAGTTTCATTACCAATAAAGCCATTGGCCGCGACGCCAGTTAGGGTGGTACTGGCCCTAGCGGAGACCGTGGCTGTACCGACGAAGCCATTAGCTGCTACACCTGTGACAGCTACGTTGGCCCTAGCCGAGGGCGCAACTGTACCGACGAAGCCGTTGCTTGCTACGCCTGTGACCGAAAAGCGGACACTTAACCCAAATGTTGCGGTACCGACGAAGCCATTAGCTGCTACGCCTGTAAGTAGTGTGTTGGCTTTAGTTGAGACCGTGGCTGTGCCGACGAAGCCGTTGGCTGAGACGCCCGTTAGGGCGGTGTTGGCTTTAGCTGAGGCCACAACTGTACCGACGAAGCCGTTGGCAGAGAGACCAGTTCCAACTACGTTAGCCCTAGCGGAGACCGTGTCTGTACCGACGAAGCCGTTGGCAGAGAGACCAGTTCCAACTACGTTAGCCCTAGCTGAGGCCACAACTGTGCCGACAAAGCCATTGGCTGCTACGCCTGTGACATTTACGTTGGCTTTACCCGTAGCAGTTTCATTACCGATGAAGCCGTTGGCTGCTACGCCGGTTACTCGGTAGCTAAACCTAAACGCAACCGTGCCAATGAAGCCATTGGCTGCTAAGCCGGTCTCAACTACGTTAGCCCTAGCTGAGGTCGCAACGGTGCCGACGAAGCCATTGGCTGCAACACCAGTTACTCGGTAGCCGAAACTAAACGCAACCGTGCCGACAAAGCCATTGGCTGCTACGCCTGTAGGTAATACATTGGCTTTAGCTGAGACTGCAGATGTGCCAATGAAGCCGTTGGCTGCTACGCCTGTGACATTTACGTTGGCTTTAGCTGCAACGGTCTCATTACCAATGAACCCATTGGCGGCTACGCCTGTAGGTGATACCCTAGCCTTGCCTGTAGCAGTCTCATTACCGATGAAGCCGTTGGCTGCTACGCCTGTGGGTAATACATTCGCTTTACCTGTAGCAGTTTCATTACCGATGAAGCCATTGGCTGCTACGCCTGTTACTCGGGTGCCGAGGGCAACTGCAACCGTGCCAACAGAGCCACGGGCGGAGACGCCTGTAACAGCTACCCTAGCCCTGCCTGTAGCAGTTTCGTTACCAATGAAGCCATTGGCTGCGACGCCTGTAGGCGATACCCTAGCCTTGCCTGTAGCAGTTTCATTACCGATGAAGCCGTTAGCTGCTACGCCTGTAGGTGATACCCTAGCCTTGCCTGTAGCAGTCTCATTACCGATGAAGCCATTGGCGGCTACGCCTGTAACAAATACGTTCTGGCGGACCCCAGTAAGAGCACTGAACGGTGTATTAGAGAAAGGAGAGAAACCGAACATAATTCTGCCTCCCTCCTTTCGTTATGGGTTGCTTGGTACTATCAGATTATTAACCGCCAAGATACTGCGCACCAGCAGCGGCAAGTGTGGCGATTACGCCGAGAAGTCCAGCTATCTTAGCCTTCTTGCCCAGCTTAGGTTTTGATGCCTCATCCATAGGCAGAATTTTGCCTGCGGCTTTCTTGAGGACTGCCTTTTCAGCTTCCTTCTTCAGTATGCTTTTAAAGTCCATCATTCTTCTCCTTACAACCAAGCAGCGTACTTCTTGGTCTTCAGTTTACGGTCATCAAGACCGTGGGTTCCGCCATTGATCCGCTTTGTCAAAGCAAGGATTGCAGCGTCGTTGATGCCTTGGTCGCAGATGCCCCAAAGCTTATTCTTATCGAAGAACCACAATGCGCTCTCGAAGGCAAGTTCTGTGGCGATAATGTCAGGGTTCGTCATCACCTCTGGGCGACCGATATAGTCGGAGAACGCCTTATAATTAAATTTGCCAGTCAATTGGAGGGCACCCCTGCCACGAAAAGCGAACCCTTCGCCTGACGCTTCATCGCCATTACCCATGCGGTTGCCGTAGACGCGGTTAGCGATCTTTGCAGGCTTGCGCTCGTAAGCCTTGGCCAGTGCTTCCGTCGGGAAGTATTTACCGAAGATGCCGCGCAGCCCCTTTGCACCGTAGTTCAGGTTCTCGCTGAACGCCTTGAAGTTGCCCGACTCATGCGCCGTTTGAGCAAAGAAATGCGCAGCCCGATTAGGTGATAGCTTATAGTAAGCCGCAGCCGCCTTAAGTGTACCCGGACCGAACGCACCATCTGCCGTTACCCCGATTTTCTGTTGAAGGTTAATCAAGCTCATTTGCCAGCACTCCGCCAATCAGGGAAGTCATTTTCGTCAACCACGCCGTCACCGTTTGCGTCATAGCGCAGGTCGTTGCGATACTTTTCCCACGGTTCTAAATCGTCATCGTCATCTTCTGCATCTGCTTCAGGTTCGGAGAAGATTGTTCCAGCAGGAAGTGTGCGGTCAATATCGTTATCAACCATGTCAGGCGTAAGCGGTAGCGGGTCTGGTTCAGGCGCTACAAGGGCCACAGGCTCTGGCTCAGGGTCATTGCGATCTTCCGGCGGTGGTGGAACCAGTTCGCCCTTCATGCCCATCAGTGTGGCATAGGAGCCAGCCACAGCGCCGACAACCGAAGTCATGACGTAGCTCAGGAGACCGAAGACGTCCTTGTTGTCAATAACTTCGTTCGATACAAACAAGCCAGCGATCATGGCGACGGTGATTGTGCAGATGACAAACGCCATCGTGCGCGCAGCCATGAGAAGCGCCTTGATGCGGGCGTCCATTAGTTTATCTTCCATCATCATTCCTTCCCTGCCAGCGGGTTCGCTAGCGTCTTTTGGATACGCGCAGTGGTCTCGGCCTCAAGTTCCTTAATCCGGCGCTGTTGATCTTTATCCTGTTCACGCAACTGGTCTATGATAGCGCGCTGCATTGCCATGTTTTGCGCGTCGCTGTTCCTAACGCTACTTGACACCGCGTCAACCGTCTGTCGCGTGCCGCTGACACTGCTGGAGATTGAACCAGTCATGTAGTTTAGAGCCTCGCTGTTGACTTTGGTCAGCCGCTCAACGCTGGTGACGCGCTCATCTAATACCGAAATGCGACCTTCGATACCAGACAGATCAGGCGGCACATACGCCGCTGTGACTTCCTTCATGGTCAAGAACTGCTGATAGACCTGAAAGCCACCCCACAGACCACCAACGATAGTCGATATCGCCGCAAAGATAATGGCAATTTTGCCGCTGCTCAAACCACCAATTTTAAAGCTAAAGCCGCTCTCATCGAAGGCGACCTTTGGCTCCTCATCTGTACTGCTCATCTACCATCTCCTGCCATCGGGCATCGTTCGTCTGCATCATGCGATACAATTCAAAGTTTGCGTCTTGCAGCCTACGTCGGCTGTATATATCACGAATTGCGTAAAAGTCAGCCCTATCTTGCAGGGATGCCTGTGTGTATGCAGCGAAGCCCGGAACAGCGCCCATTGCCGAAATCGTTTCGCTCTGCCCCTCGGACATTCCACCCTCGGATTGCGGCGCGTTCCCACCAGAGGCCGCAGGTGGAGGTGAATTAAGACCCAGAGCCTCGGCTGTATTGGCCCGCGATAGCGGGCTGCCCGCAGAGATTGCCATACCTAGCGGCGATAATTCTTGCCCCACAGACATACTTGGCCCCTGTACGAACGACATACCAAATATGTTATCGAGTTGAGACTGCGTTGTGAACGTGCCAGATAATGCGGCACCTTGCGTTTCCTGCGTGGTAGCGTCTTGCGATTGTGCGCTATCAGCCACGCCTTGGCCGGTTGTGGACAGCGCAGCGACTTGAGTGGGCTTCAACCGTTCGACCGTTTTACCCTCACGCGCAACGGTCTCTGTAGTGGTTTTTTCTGCGGATACTGCGGCCACCATGACCTCCGCAGCCGTTTCGCGCACCTGCTCTATCTCTTCTGGTCCAAGCTCTACGCTTTGTTCAACGGCGGCAACAACCGCTTCCACAGGGTCTGAGATAGCGTCAATACTGGTTGGTGGGCAGCTTGGGTCCATCGGTGTTGTGCGGCAGTCAACGGCCACGACTTCTGGTTCCGGTGCGGCGCGGGTCAAGATGCTCGACTGGTTTTGCAGGGACTGCGCGTTCCGCCCGAAGAAGAGCGAAATGTTGTCGCCCGCGTTTGGTCCGGTGATGCCTGCGGTGAAATCGCGGGAACCGGAGAAGCCTAGATTGCCGTAATTCAGCAGTATATCGCCACTAGCAAAGAGGCCAATCTCGAAGGTGCTACTGTTATTTGTGTTGTACTCGCTCGTACCGTACCAACCGAAGAGGATCGAGCCGTCGTCGCGGCGATAGTATGGGTTGCCCGTGTAGCTTACCAAGTCCGACCAGTAGGCGTATATCGTGTTGCGTTGCGCCTGTTCGATAGGGCGGCCACTACAGCACAGGTTTGCCGCGCTTTGAAATGACACGAAGCCATTGGACGATACCCACGCGTCGGTGAACGTCTGGCCCCAATACTCGAACTCAAAGCCCAGACTGATGCGGCGCGACGCATCGTCTTCTAAATTGAGCGGCGTCATCGTCGTGGGGCTACCGAGGATTTGCGGTGGCACTAAGGCAGGCTCATAGGTCTGCGCACGCACAGGTTCGGCGCTCAACAATACAGCCAGTAAAAAAATTAAACGCTTATTCTGCGTCGGGGCGCGCATCTACGTTCTCATCCCATGCGGCGGTGGCTTCCTCACCGATTTTACCCATGAACGGGCAGGGTGTACCGGCCATCTCCATGGCCTTGAAAACGCGAGTGTCTTGGCACAGGAGGCTCACTGCGGCAACGCGCATACCCATGTCGTAGAGCGTCTTAGATAGCTTCATCCGTTCGCAGTTTTGGTCGCGCACAGTGCGGCCAGCCGACAAGCCGATGATCTGCGTCTGCACTGCGCCAGACTGGCCGGTGGTGCAAAGGTCTTGGCTGTAGGACATCATTGACGGCGCGATGGCGCTTGGGGGCGGCGACTTGATATTCTGGTCGATAACCTGCCGATTGACGCTTTCGCTATAGCTCTTGCTGTCGCTGACATTCACGTTGTTGTTCTGGTTGACGTTGTTCGTTGCAGCCGTGGTGTTGATCGTCGAGTTCGACGTGTCGTTGTTATAATTGTGATTTGAGTTCGAGTTCAGCGATGTGCTAGTCGAAGTGTTCTGGTTGATGTTCGTGATCGTGCCAGAGTTCACATTGGTGTTCTGGTTGACGTTGGTCACCGTGCCAGAGTTAATATTCTGGTTGACGTTCGTGTTCGTGTTCGTGTTCGTGTTCGTGCTAGCCGACGTGCTGTTATTATTGTTGGTGTTGGTATTGTTCGACGTACTGTTGGTCGTCGTGTTGTAGGTATATTCCGTCGGGGCCACCGATACCGGCGCGCTCTGGGCGAGCACCATAGAAGCCGCACTAACGGCACCCACGAAACCTACCAGAGCGCGCCGTATCATCATGCACCCCAAGGTAGCGGTGGCGTCACCACAGGGGGGTTAATTTGGTCAGCAATCTGTTGCGCCACGTTTGCTTCGTAACCCGCGACGACTTCTTCGCCCATAGCGTCTTGCACCCAGCCAATGACCTGCGCTTCAGTAAGATCAGCATAAGGTGTAAATGGAGCATCGGGGTCGAGTGGAACCGCCTGTGTGCCATATACGATGCCCCGGTACACACCATCAACGCCGATCAACGTCCAGTGGACATTAAATACTACATCGGTTTCGCCGTCTTCTTCGGGGTATGCGTCCATCTGGATGATGGTCCAAGTGTTGGTGATTGTCATAATATTCTCCTATAATCGCTCGGTTGAGTAGCAGTATTGCCGCCAAAAACCGCCGCCGTCGCAGAACGCAAAGAACGTTCCGTGGTTAGGTAATGTTGTGCCAAAATCGCTCCCGCCGGGGGCAGAAAGCGTTATGCTACCGCCGCTGACATTGCTGATGGCTACGCCTTCGCCAGACGAATACCCTGACGAGGGGAACGTAAGTGTAATGCCTGACGTGAGAATAAGGATGTTTGTCCCCTTATCGCCAGCGCCAAGGGTGGTGGTGGCTGAGATAGCATTTTGGCCGTTAGACCGAATACCCGGCTTGTTAGATAGATCGGCAAACGACCCAGACGTAGCCACAGTTGCAAGCGTTAGCCACGTTGGAGCGGCGCTTGGTCCTCCTGACGAAAATACTTGTCCGCTTGTGCCGTATGTCGCGCCGCCAATACCCCACTGACCAACGGAGCCAATTCTGAAACGCTCGGCAGTCGTCGTACCGGTCGTAAAAATCATGTTGTTGGCGTCATTGTAAATCTGGCTGTCGCCAGTAGTAGCAGTCGTACCAGTTGCGGACTGAATGCGAAGGTCACCCCCACCACCAGCGATGCGGACATCGCCCGCAACTTCCAGCTTATAACTTATACTGGTGGTGCCAATACCGACGTTACCGCCAGCTTCATTGAGCGTGATGTTATACGCCGTAGCTGTGCCGTCTGTCCGTTGTGCCTGTAGCCAAACGTGGCCGTCTGAGGTAGTAGTTCCAATCGTCAACCCATAAGCCGGATCATTATTGCTTAGATAAGCAATTCCTCCTGCCGTCCCTAAAGTCGGAGCATTGGCGACTCCTGCTGTTGCAACAGTTAGGCGGTTCTTGGTCGTGGTCGTGCCAAGCAGTAAATTACCGCTGCTGTCGATTCGCATACGTTCAACTGGAGCACCGGGGCCACCAGCCGTAGCAAATGCCAACGTGTTTGCAGCGGGGCCGTAAACCATACCGCCGCCGTTATTCAGTTCAATATTAGGGCTAGCGGCTGACAAACGAATATTGCCAGCCACATCCAGCCTCGCACCCGGCGTAAGTGTCCCGATCCCGACGTTGTCACTACCATCTTCGTATATCGCCTTACCTGCGGGGTAAGTGACAAAGACGTCCTTAGTACCTGCAGAGAAGGTAACCTTGGTCGTGCCGCCTGCACTTGATGCGAGCACTGTATCGCGGGATAGTAAGGTACCAGCAGCGGTGTAAGTGCCGACACCCACTTCCCATTCCGACCCTGCCGTGATGGTGTAGTATGTAGTATTAGCGTTACCGATAGCCGTACCAAACGACACATACCCGATAGGGGCCGTACCACTAAGAGTGATCGTGCCCGTACCAGTTGTCGTTGTTGTGTCCTTGACGCGATCCGCGAGTACAAGTGGCATTACATAAAGTCCTGTAGTTTGTGTATTGCGGTTAGGTACGTACCAGTTACAGCATCAACAATACTACGCTTGGCCAATACGGATAATGGCGTTCGCAGCATCAAATGCTGGGAAGATGATGGTGAAATCACCTGCCGTCGAAGTCCTATCCGAACCAAAATCCAGTGCACATACCGCAGCGTTCGTCAGCGTGGTGTTCGCGTTCGAGTTAGCAGACGGCGTGTTATTATAGATAAGAGCGCCGCGAGCCGTAACGGTCGCATTGGTGAACGTAAGGTCGGAAAAGTCAGTGAAACCCGTGCCGTTCGTAGCAGTTGAGTTAGTTGCGTTAACACCGAGACGCGTCAGCGTGCCACCGCCAGCCGTGTAGTTCGTGCCGGTCACTTCGTTGGTAGCCGAGTAGGTCGTGGTGTTAGCGTTCAAATCGGCAGTTGATGTATACATAGCTAACTTGAAAGTGTCGCCACCTGTGGCGCGAAAATCGTGTACGGCGAGCATAAGTTCAGCTTTGAAACTAGTGCACATTGCTTGGGTAATTGGCATGTTATGGCCTCCTTATGTATCGAGTATAGCGGTTAGCTCTGGATACCCCGCCTGTTTAAATTTACTTACCAGAGTTACGTTATGGGACCGAATTGCCTCATGCATATAAAACACAATTACTTTTCGGATATTTTCTCGGAAAGCTTCGGCCTGATCGCGGATAGCTGGGTGTGTTTGGCTACCTACGTACATGATCTTATCTAATGCGCGGTCAGCGATTTCCTCAGGCGTAAACCCACGATTATCCGAGGTCATTACCATAACGCTTCCAACGGCACCTGTTGCTAAATCAAACATTCATCACCTCACTGGGTAGCGGACTTGTGGCGTCCGATACATATCTTGACGGTTTTTACCTTCACCCAACTGCTTGAGCATCGCCATCGCTTCGTCATACCGCTTCTGGTATCCAGCGATGATATCCTGCTCACCCTTCATGAACGTATACGCTTCTAATAGCGAGCCGTAAAGCAAAACGCTATCAAAGTTGTCGCCCAACCATGACGTACCTGCCGTTACAATCGAAGGCGGGTAATAGAAATAGTGAAGCTCGACTTGGTAGTCATCGTCCGGCGTCGGCCCTAAGATATACGAGTTCTCATCAAAGAATGAGTAATAGGCGGGGAGACCCTGATCGCTGGGGTTAGGAAACGACTCGCGGATGAAGTTAACATCCTTGTTCAGCAAGTAGCTGTAGTTCCCGCTACCATCAATCACAGCCAGCGAGAAGTTAGCCAGCCAATCTGAAGGTACGGACAGATACTTGTTTCCTGATGTGACGTTACCAGTCACGTTTTTACGTAGGTCCAGAAGCTGGACCGTATTGTATATACGCTGCTCTGCTTCTTGAATGAACGTGTTAATCTGCTCGGTAGACGTCAACGTCACCGTGCTGGAGCCGTCAGAGCCGGTCCATGAGGTGTTGGGGAAGTCGTTTTCGACGTACCCTTTGATCGTCTCGAACAGAGTAGCGTAGTTCATTAGCCCATCTTCTTGCTGTGCCCAGTACCCTTGGTCGCTGCACCCGTGCCACGGGTCTTCTGCGTTTGGGTATTGGCAATCTTGTTCGGATAGCCGTTGTTACCAAGATCGGCCTGCGTATAGGTCTTTGGCATCTTATCCATTTTTATTGACCTTTCCCATGTCTTTCTTCGGCTTGCTGCCGCTCTTTTGGTTCGCAATCTTTGCCAGATTACGGCCCATATCCAACATCTGCTTGTTTGTCTTACCACCTTTAGCCATCTTAATTCTCCGTTTGAACAGTTACGGTACCTACAGCACCTTGTACTATTAGCACATTTACAAGGCCGGACAAACCCAAAGGATTATTTAACCCTACAGGATACCATCCCCACTGAATTACGCGACTACCACCTGATGGTCCACCAAATGCCAACACGTTATCATTGGGCACTTCGCCCTGTGTTTCTTCTTGGAGGCCGGTCAAGCCGCCTTGGAGATATGTGGTGTCAGGGCGCGGGTTACGCAGCGCCTGAGGATCATCAACTGGATACATACCAAGCTGAAGCTGCGGCTGATCTGGTTCCCAGCATGACGGGCACACGAGGATATTGACGTTCTTCGTCTTGATGACGAGACGCCGAAGCTGCTTCAGCTTATACCGGAACCCGCAGCGATCACACTGCGAAATTGCCCATTTACCGGAGGCAAACCTATTTGGCATTGCGTCTCCTTAATAGAACATCTGGCGTGGAGCGAGGCGTAGCGCGGCTTTTTCGCGGTCCTCGTCAGCAGCCTGTTGCCACAACTCTTCGTATTCCATCTTAAGCATCTGTGTACGCTCAAGCGCGCCGGGAATTTTCTTCGACAGATGATAGGCAAGTCCAGCCACCATGCACGGGATAAAGCGGAACGGGATGTCCTGCGTCGTGAGACCGTTGCCAGCGTCCTGAATACGGCGAAGCCGCCAATAGACGAACGTGTAATAGTTGGACTGCTCCGGAGCAGGCCACACATTAATGTTTGGGTGGTCCACGCCTGTAGCGGGGTTGGTGCCTTCTGGCTGGCCACCCACAGGATAGGTTGCGCCTGATTGGCGGTTGATCCAAACTTGTATAGGACGCCCTTGGGCGTTCTTGTTCGGGATCGTCGAGTATGTGGACACGCTGATGCGGGTAATGTTAATATCCGTTTGCCCTTGGCCGGTCTGCGTACGGACTACGTGATCGAGAAGATCAATCGTATCCACAGGTAGGTCATACGTGATCTGCCCCTGAACCATAGGGATTTCGCCCTGCTCAATGGTCCACAAGTTAATACCACGGTTTGCCCACTCAATGGTGAGCAAGTTCAAACTGCGACGCGCCGTCTTAAGGTCATAGCCCGTCCGAAGCTCGGCACCACAGCGCTCGAACGCTTCCTCAACGAGTTCGTTAAGGTTAAGGTTAAATCCTGTGGTGCCCGATGTGGTCATCTAAATCTCGCTGTCTTCTTGGCAACGCTCTTGGGCTGCTTGACGAACTGCTTGCCCGCCTTTGTGCCCTCACGCTTCGCCTTGGTTGTAGCAGCATACTCAGAAGATGTCAGCGCCTGACGTGCTTTCTTTGGTAGATAGCGTTCGCCAGTTGCTTTTGCCCCCTGTGTGGATGGCTTGCCCGACTTGGTTCCCCAGTCCTCTTTGGTCCATTTGGACAAGGACTTCTGCGCTTCTGTCTTCGGGCCGCTGTAGCTGCCGCCAGACTTCTTATACCGCTGGGTCGCAAGCTGGGCTTTACGGGCGGACCATTGACCTGCGTTTCCACCCTTGGTGCCAGCTTTTACACTAGCAACAATACGCTTCCACTTAGGTTCGTCCGACCGTGCCATTACTTCTTCTTAAAGCCTTTCAGCATCTGTGCGAACCGTGCACGCTGACCTAACTTGCCGGGGGCCTTGGCAGCTTTAGCAAGTTTTCCTGCTGGGATTTTCTTACCCTCAGGAGTGCCAAGCTGCGCACGGAGTGCGCCGGGCTTTTTGATCGCTTTGGAGATGTCGAGCTTTGCTTGACCTCCCTTTGCGTACATCGAGACATCATCAGGGTTGTCCTTCCGTTTGATCGTCTTCTTACCCGGCATCTTGGAGGGGTTTATCGCCCCCATGCCCCGACAAGCGCGCATTAGACCATCTTACCCTTGGTCTTGCCCTTAACGGCACAGCCGTCAATCGAGCCGCCCTTAGCGTAGCACTTGCCGCCGCCAGCCTTCTTGACCATTGCACGACCCTTGGTGTCAGCAGTCTTCTTGACGAGAGCCTTACCAAACTTAGTTGCTGCGAATGGCATAGCCTTACCACCTTTCGCCATACCCGGAGAACGGTTTCCACGACCAATGGCCGCAGCATTTTCTGGCGTAACCTTGAGGTCCTTTACGGACTTACGGAACTTAGCATCTGACGCACGATCAGCAGCAGATGGCTGCGGGGGCATCGACTTTTTCTTCTTATCCATCATGACTTTGTCCTTCCTATCTCTTCAACTTTAGCTTCAAGGCGCTCGAAGGCCCGGTCAAACCGGTCTCCTAACTTATCAACCAACGTGTTCATCTCCAAACGAGTCACGTGCTCGCGGGCGATTTCTTCGCGGGTCTTGTTGAGCAGGATGCCGAGACGATCCAACTCGGTGATCTTCCCCTTAAAGAAGAAGCCCATAACCGCCACCACGACGCTGAGTGCAATGTTCCAGAGCATCATCTCCATGTCAGCACTTCCAAGCTCGGAGCGACTTATTGATACGGCTGTTGGGGTCGTTCGCGGTCTTCTTGCTCGTGAGTTTCTTCTTCATCCCTGACATCCGGGCACAGAATGACTTCTTGCGAGCGCCGCCTTCAGGCTGCGGAGCCTTAAGCCCCGGCTTCCCCGGATTGGCTTTGTTGTAAGACGCACGACCCTTGGCGTTCAAGCCGCCCTTAGGGTTCTTGCCTTCCTTACGTGTCCAAGCCGGGGTCTTAGCCATTAGACAAAACGTCCTTTCGTCTTACCTTTCGT